GATAATACAAATCCGCATCTCCGGTAGCACCACCAAAGATGCCCATTGATGCAGAAGTAGTGACGCTGCCGTTTAGAGAGATAATGCCGAAGTTGCTTGCGGTGCCAAATTTAATGTTGTTTGTGCCGCCAACATTTACGTCTAACTTACTAGTCGGACTCGCCGTGCCGATGCCGAGGCCGGTGGAGTTGAGGGCCATAGCGCCAGTGCCGCTAATATTCCAAGCGTGCGTTGTTACTGTTGATGCAGCGCCGTAATTAAGTTCAGTAGGGCCGCTATCAATCGCACCAACGTAGTTCACATTACCCGCGTTGATTCCCAGTAGTCGCACCGCAGACCCAGCAGCATTCTTGCCGTAGTAATACTGCCCATTGTTGAGGCGTACACCACCCGTCGTTGCCAAATCAGTCCCATCAAACGTCAGCGCCGACCCACTCGTCGCCACCTTGCTGCCGTTCAGGTACAACACGCCGTTGGCGGTGCCGCCGGAGAGGGTGAGGTTTCCCGTCAGAGAAAGATTATCGGTAGAGAGCGAAGCGACATAGTTCTCGGCAGTGACAATATCAGTGCCGTTCGACACCAGAATCATCTTCTTGCCATTGGGAACCGAGACGCCGGTCTGGCCGGAGACCTTGACCGTGACCTGTCCGGACGAGGTATTGTTGAAAATGAAGTAGAGTTTCTTGTTGGCAGGGACAATCAGGTTGGTGCTGGCACCGCCCGTGCCGGTCAGTTCAAGGTACATGTTCCGGGCCACGCCTGTGGCACCGTTCGGGATGGTGATCGTCGTATCCGTGCCCGTGGCAACCGCTTGGGTCACATAGCCAGAAATGGCCTGCTCGATGAGGGTGCCGAGGTTCGTGTTGGTGGTGTTGCCCCAGACGCCTGCTTGGTCGCCAGTGCCGGGGAGTTCGATACCCAAATTCGTGCTGTAAGTACTTGCCATGGAGCAATCTCCTAAATCAGTTTATTAACTTCCAGTTTGGAGTTTGCGCGTCGTTTACAGGCGACCACGAATTAGCCTGACTGTCGGAAACAGGGGTCCAAACAGAACCTTGGCTGTCGTTGATGATACTCCAAACATTAACAGAAGCAATAAAGCCCGTGGCAAATACGCCAGTCGGGGTCACTACTGCCTCACCAATCACCACTACAGAGCCTATTTCGCCCGTAGCCGACACCCCCGTAACGGGGACATCCTTGCCAATCGCAACCGTAACGGTACCCAAATCGCCCGTCGCGGACACACCCGTGACAGAGACCACCGCCTCACCAACGACCGATACGTCGCCAACCAAGCCCGTACCGAAGACCCCAGTTGGGGTAACAACAGCCTCGCCTGTGACAGTGACCGTACCGACTTGACCCGTAGCCGAGACCCCGGTGACCGGAGCATTTATATCGATGGCTACACTGACCGTGCCTACAGAGCCGGTAGCCGAGACCCCGGTGACTGAGAATACAAAGTCGGTAACGACTGTCGGGGTGCCAATGAAGCCAGTTGCCGAGACCCCAGTTGGGACAATTGTTGCCCCAGTAATAACCGTCGAAGTTCCAACAAAGCCGGTTGCTGCAACCCCTGTGACGGAGATCGTTGCCCCAAGTGATACCGTGACCGTTCCGATCTGACCCGTACCGGCAACGCCTGTGGCATTAACGGTAACAGAGCCGCCACCCGTATCGACAGTGACCGACCCAACATTACCTGTGGCTGATACGCCAGTCGAGAATACCGTGGCCCCAGTTAGGGCTGTAACAGAGCCAACAAAGCCTGTGGCCGAGACTCCGGTGACCTGCACCGTGAAGTCATTCAGTACAGTAACAGTTCCAACCTGACCTGTAGCGGACAGGCCGGTGGCGTTGACAATAACATTGCCCCCAGTCCCGCCACTTTGAAGCAGCGTTAGGAGCATGGCTTACACCAGCGTGTTGAGTTGATCCAGCGTCAACTGCGTCTCGACGATCTGAGCATCAATCAAGATCACTTGGTTGATATCGCCAAGTGATGCCGCAGTACTACGGGCCACATTCAAAGCAGCCAGTTTGGCCTGCACCAACTGGATCAACTCGGCGAGGCTCATACCAGCACCACGCACTCTTGTGCGACCGTGGACAGATGCGACTGCAGGAACACCGTGTCGTAGGTGTCAGTGCCGTCGATGGCGCAATAACACGCCACGCGATTGCCAAGCGCCGCGGCACCCGATTGTAAGAAGTCAGTCGGCGTAAAGGTGGACAGCACTCGGTTCTGTACGTCAAATCGGTACATCTGCGAAATTTGCGATGCAACGTACAGATTTAGATAAACCATCCGCCCTTCGTTGTCGAACGGGCTGTAGCAGCCGCCAGAACCAGTCGTCGGCAAAGCGCCGGGGCTGCCGTCGTAAGTGATCGCACCAGTCCATGTTCCGGTGATCGAGGCTGCGATATCCAGCACATCCAGAGTCGCCGCGCCGCCACGGAAGAAGTAACAGAAACTCTGTCGAGCGTAACGGTTCGCATCGGGCTGGATACCAAAAGACGGGGCCCACATACCACCCGCCGCGTTAGCCGCAGGGGCCACACCGAAGTAGGTCGTACTCCAAGCGTTGGCGACAATGCTGTTGGTGCCGTTGTTGATCGTGGCGTCGGTGTAGTTGTAGGTGTACACCGTGGTGGTGGCCGTGCTGCGGAGCAAGCACAGATTCGGCAACTCAATAACGTACTTCGCAGTTGAGGAAGGTGTGACCGTCCAGTTGGTGCCGAGTGTGTACACAGGGCTTGGGCCAGCAGTGTGCGAGGCAATGATGCGGCGCTGGCCTACTGCGGTGACGTTCGTAGTGTCCTCAACGATGCGAATCTGGAAGTTGCGGTACTCGTTTGCCAGCACCACCGCATCGCCCAGCGTGGCTTGCCCCGTCAGAGTACCCGCCGCTGTGGCTGTAGCCGTCAAGGCATAACGCGACACAAGCCCGGTGTCGTAGTTGTACGCGCCTTTAATCATCCCATCGCCGGGCGAGTTGTCGTAAGGCACATACTGCTCGTCCAGCACCATGAGACTTGAATCAGTGCTGATGGTGGCCGGAAGGTTGGTCTGCGTCATCGAGGCCAGCGTGTTGCTGGCGACTTCAAACGAACGCCACGAGGTAGCCGCCAACGCACCCGCAGACAGCATCGCAACGCGACCCGCGACGATTTCGTAGCGCGAGCCAGAGACAGGCGTGAAGCCAAACGACGACAGCACAGTGATAACCGGCGTAGTGCTGGCCGTGTTGCCAGTGATGTATCGCTCGGCAGTCTTACCCGAGCCGCCTGCGCCGTTGTCAATGATGCGGAGTTTGAAGCCGTACTCACCAGAGCCGCCACGATTGGCGAGCATATTCAAACCGGGAGCCGTAGGTAAGGCGGTGGTCAGCGTGACTGACGTAGTCGTAGCGCCTGCGGCGATAGTGCCGACCAAGCCAAAGGAAGGGATAAACGCCGAAGTCGCGCCAGCGCCAAACGTACCGCCGAGGCCGGGGTTCACAACAAACGATGCCCCCTTGGTGACGATGTTGTAGCGGTTCAGGATCGCCGCCGACACCAATTGGTAAACGAACGGGTTGCGCGATACGTCATTGCGAAGGTCACTGCATACACTGACCGCAGCCGCATGAGCGTTGGGCATCGGCGAGACTTGCCGCCATACCAGAGTATCAATGACCTTTTTGAATGTGTTAGCCATGCGTCTCTACCTCAAGTAATGCGTGCGCGGACACACTGTGCCCACGCCGTTCGGTTGTTATCCAAAATCTGCATACGGGCGTTGTAGCCGTCCAAGTTGTTAAGCGACGTAACGGCGGCGCAAGTCGTCACAGTCGTCACAGTCGTCACAGTCGTCACCGTGCCAGACTCCAACACCACCGTGCCGCGCTGGCGCTGCAAGGACTTGTCATAGCCCATCGGCGCGTTGAAGTAGTTCAACATGCGCGTCAGCAACATCATCATGCTCTGCCGAGTTTCTTCAGCAGTAGCGTCTGCTACAGGCATTGGATTGGCAGATGAGACATCAACGGCAGTGCCGTCTGTGCCAGTCCCAATCTTGACCCGCTGGTGCAGAACACCGCCGATATCATCGGCAGCGACAATAGCGCCTGATCCCGGTGTATATCCTACGTTGTCTGCCACGCTAGGCTCCTATTAAGCAATACGCAGAATGGCGTTCGACGCATCTGCAACGGGGAACTGAATCGTGAAGTTACCGCCCGAGGAAGACTTGTCACTGCCAAACGCCAGCACTGCTACAGCCTTGTTCGACTGCGTGCTGTTGTAAATCAACGCGCCGTTCGCTGTGATGGTCGATGACGACCAAGTGGTATCGTTAAAGTCAAGGAACGCCGTCGTACCAGACGAGGTTGGGGCAACCGTGGTCAGCGTGTTACCGCCAGCAGTATAACCACCACCAGTCGCCACTTCGTTCGTCGTGCTGTACACCGTGGTCGTGGAGTCGAGCGTAGCCGACGAGGTGTAAAGAGCGATCTTGAAGGTATCCGGCGTAGTCGCGCCACGGGTAACCGTAGTGCCAAAGGCGTGGATGCCGTTAAGGATTTCGACCTTGAAAGAGGTCGTCATTGCTTGGGTGATGGCCAATTGAATTCTCCTAAATTAATTTGACTGATTTACTCTCAGGTACTCCGCCATTCGAAGCACCGATTCTACATTGTCGTCTAACATCCCCAAAGCCCGATTGCATTTAGTACACAGAAGCCCTCGAACTTTTTTTGTTTTGTGGCAGTGGTCTACGGCAAATTTGGCATTTAAGGAACGCTTGTATCCCCTAGAACTAGAATCGCTCGATCTACATATGGCGCATTTACCACCTTGCGCGCTTAGCATGTTTTCATAATCAGTAACAGATATACCATAGTATTTTTTTAACTTACTGGGCCACTCTATTCTTTCATAAATTGTTGGGTCTTTACGTACCCTGCGAGAATGGAGTTCTGATCGACATTTCTTGCAAGAGCCAGCAGGGTGGCCTGCTCGTTTACCCTTCTTTACAATAGAATATTCCTGTAGCGGCTTCTCAGACTTGCAGGTTGGGCACCATTTAATACCCGTTTCTCTCCAAGTAGAAACACCCACAGCCATTAAAGTTCTCCGATCATGTCTGCAATTTGTGGGTGTCCAGCAGCGCGGAGTTTTGCGGAGATAGTCACACGCTCACTCTGCTGCGCTTCGTCAAGATAGTGAATCAACACAGTGCGAAGCGATTCCTTGAACGCACGGGCCTGCTCAAGGATCACGGGGTGGCTTCGGTCACCCACATAAATGATTTTGTCCAATGCTCGTTCAGCAATCTCTTCCGGCGTAAACCCACGGTTCTCCGTAGTGAACACCTTGACATTGCCAATGAAACCTTGCGAATTAAGACTCATACGACGGGTACTCTCACTTGTCCGGAGCGGAACGCATCGCGGCGGTTCTTGCCATCACCCAACTGCTTGAGGAGGCCCAACGCTTCCTGATACTTCTGCTCGTAATAGTTCATCAAATCCTGCTCGCCCTTCATGTAAGTATAGGCTTCTCGCAGCGAGCCATACAGCAATACCGACTCAAAATTGTCCCCAAGCCACGACGTGCCCGCTGTGACGATGGACTGCGGATAGTAGTAATAGTGCAGTTCCACACCGTAGTTACCATCCGGCGTCGGTCCAAGGATCAGCGTGTTGGAGTCAAACTGGGCGTAGTGCGTAGGAGTCCCGGTATCGTCCGGGTCGGGGAAAGACTCGCGGATGAAGTTCACGTCCTTGTCGAGTAGGAACGACTGCGCGTTCGTCACCGGATCAATCACAGCCAACGAAAACGTCGCCAGCCAGTCCGTAGGCAGCGTGAGGTACTTGTTTCCCGAAGTCATATTCCCAGTCTGGTTACGACGAATAGCCGGGATCTGAACGCTGTTGTAAATGCGCTCTTCAGCCAACTGAACGAAGTTGGGGATATTGGAGACGAACGAAGACTCTGATGTCTCACAGTAGTCTTGGATCATCGTGACGAGGGAAGCGTAGTTCACGGTTTAGGCGTCCTTGAGGAACTTCTTGCCCTTGGTAGCCGCGCCAGCGCCACGCATATCTTCGTACTGCTTCTTCTTGGTGCCAGCCGGGTACTTGCCCTTGACCCAGATGTTGTCCATACCGATGTCGGTCTGGGGGTAGCCACCACCGCCTGAGCCGGGGATTACCGGCACGCTCTTGATCTTGCCTGACATATTAGCCTCTCCCACGAGCCTTGGTCGGGCTACGCTGATTCATGACACGCGCCATGTTGCGACCATACTTCTTCATCTCAGCAGAGGTCACGCCACCTGCCTTGAAGGTCTTCGGCTTGCCGGGGTGCATCTTGGCCTCATGTGCCCGCACCGCTTTCTTCGCATCCATTTTCAATCTCCTACGCAGTAATTACAGTTACGGTGCCCACCTGTCCACGGGCCACCAAGTCATTCGGGGTAAGTCCGGTGTCGTCTGCTCTCGCTCCGCCTACCGGTGCCCAACCCCACTGAATCATTCTACTACCACCAGCCCCATCATTCCCAATCTCGTAATAACTCGTATCAGGTCTCGGGTTGCGTATAGCCTGCGGATCGTCCACAGGATAAAGCCCTAGTGACAACTGCGGGTGGTCGGCTTCCCAACACTCTTGGCAGACCAAGATATTCACGTTCTTGGTCTTGATCACCAGAGACTTCAACTGTTTCAGTTTGTACCGAAACCCGCACCTGTCGCACTCAGAGATCGCATGTTTGCCCGAAGCAAAACGATTAGGCATATCAGTACCCGCCTAAAAAACTCTGCCTCGGAACAAATCTCACAGCCGCCTTCTCACGGTCCTCGCCAGCAGCAAGATCCCAAGCCTCGTCATATTGGGCTTTCAACGCCGCCATACGCTCCAGACCCCCCGGCAGTTTCATCGACAGCATATAAGCCAACCCCGCAATCATGCAGGGGAGAAACCTGAACGGGATGTCCTGTCCATTAATACCATTACCGGGATCAAACATCCGGCGTAGACGGGTGTAGACAAATGTGTAGGTCGTGCCGTTATCCGGTTTTGGCCACACGGTAATGGTTGGGTACTGCACGACGTTGGCTGCGTTGGTCGCGCCACTCTTTCGGTCGATCCACACTTGGATCGGTCGGCCCGTCGCGTTTTTGTTCGGGATGGCAAGGTAGGTACTGGACGAAATGCGCGTGATGTTGATATCGACC